AAACCAATACCTAAAGACATAACTAAGTCATCATTGTATCCGTCTTGAGCTTGCGCTTTACCGTTTTTCCATACAAATGTTCTTAGTTCTTCCATTGTGCGTTTAGACTGAATAGTTACTGATTTGTCGTGAATATAACTAATCATTTTTGCAATGACAAGCGGTCTAGTTCTTTGTGATGTAGTAAATCCAGGAACCATACCTTCTCCTGACTCGTATTTGTTAAGATACATTTCTACATTAACTAAAGCTGCGTCTTGTCTAGGACTGTAATATAAATTTTGATATTGTCTTTCAATAGCTGTTTGAACTACATCCCAACCTACGTTAGCGTTTTCAATTACTAATAAAGCATTGTTGTATTCTGTAGCTATACCAACTAAAAAATGACCATAATCACGAGTTCCAATGTGTCCTTTATATTCACCAACTTGTACATTAGATTCTATGTCAAAAATATGAAAAGCACTGTAATCTTTACCATCACCTCTAGCACAGTCAGCAAATACAGCATATTGTTTTGAGTAATCTGGTCGTTCCCAAATCCATAAATTTAAATCTATGCCTCTTTTTTCAACAGGTTCAGCAACTTGTGTTGTTAAATACCAACTTAATATAGTAGGTTCAATAGCTGTATCACCAGAATTTGTAAAGTCACAATCACATTCTTGAGCTGCCATTCTAGGACCTAAATCAACGTCTTGTTGATCTCTCCAATTTTGACTTCTTTCAGGATGTACAGTCCATGGTAAGCGAATAGGTAAAAAGTTATTTGTTCCTTCTTCTGCTTTAACCCATGTTCTATGAAACCAGTTACCAGTACCATAAGGTGTAGACATTACAATAGCTCCACCACCAGTAGCTAAGGTTTGTTGAGCTGAAACGAATACTTCTTCAATATTATCAATAAACGCTGCCTCATCAATTAACAGCAATGATACTGCTTCTGATCGTGCACTATCACCAGCTGCTGATACTGCTTTCATTTGAGAACCGTTAGCTAGTCGTATAGATAATTTATTGTTTTCTATACTTTTTATCTTCATCCAGCTAGGTAAATTATCATAACCAAATTTTACTTTAGTTACCATGTTTTTAGCTGTATCTGTTTTTGTAGCTACACACAACACGTTTTTATCTGAGTTGAATAACATTAACCACAAAGCATAACCAGATGCTAAAGTTGAAATACCTAACTGGCGAGATTTATTAATTATACAAAACTGATTTTTTAAATAAAGTTTTAATACACTTTCTTGGAAAGGATATAAGGTGAATCTAACCCTACCTCTAGTAGGATGTTGAATCATATAATACTTTTTACAAAAATATATAGGATCATTCTTGCATTTAGCAAGTTCCTGTATAATTGCTTCTTTTACAGATAATTGGGAATTTTGATTTACTTGCTCTTCCATATAGGTACACTCATTCCTCCTACAAAGCTAGGTCCTCCATTTAATGTAGCTCCAACACCAACATGGAAAGATCTGTTTTTCTTAGTTTCATAAGTTATGATGCCTTGACCACCAATAGCCGCTATATCAACTAAAAAACCACCATATAATTTTCTATAAACATCATAATGATGAATTTCTCTAGTAATAGTTTTTGTTACTACAGGAATTTTATAGTCTTTTTCATTTTGTCTAGCTATTATTTTATTTTTAGACACAGTGTCATGTATAGCTACAAAACCAAAACTATCTATAAATACAGTATCATGATAAATGCGTTTAGCGTAATAATCTGCTAAAATAGCATTAGTATCTACAGGAATATAAATAATATCACCAGGCAAATACTGAGTTTCACCTGGTGTATAAACTATTGATTTTTCTTTTTTAATGTTCCAAGAAGTATCATGGACTATTGTTTCAAAAGTATCTGTTTTTGTTTTAGTAGTAGAACAGTATTTAGGAGCAAATAGTACAAATACTATTATTCCTATTAATAATAACCATGTGATAGTTTTTGAATAAGTCATATTATTTTACTTCAGATATCCATATATTCATCAAATCTTTATAAACTTGAGAAGATGCTGGGAATTTTAATTGGTTTGCTAAATATGATTGGAATGTAGCTTTTAAATCTTCTTTTGATTTTTCACCTGACTTAACTCTAGCTCTGTGTTTTTTAATAATTTCACTAGCTTGGTTAAACTTTTGTACAATAGCGTCTTTACCAGTTAATTCTTTATCTAATTCATCAGACGCTTTAGCTACATCACTACCTTGAGGTTCGTCTTCTGAATCTGTTTTTCTAGCTACAATTTTTGAAGCTTTAGTGTCAGTTGATGTTTCTTTAGGTTTACTAGCTCCAGTAGAAGGACGACCTTTTTTACCAGGTGTTTTAGGTTCTTTAGGTTTAACATCAGATGTTTTACCTTGACTTTCAATACTTTCACTATCTACTACAAAGTTAAAGTCTTTTAAAGGATCTTTACCTATAATTCCTTGAATTGTAGCTTTTGTAAAATGTTCACCTGGTTTAATGTCATTTTTAATAGCTTTAGCTACTAATTGCTTAGTACCTTTATAATCTTCAGGATCAATTGACGCTTGTTGTTCTCTAGTTACTGTAAAGAAGTTAGCCATTTCTTCTAATGATTCTTCTTCGTTAATAGAAAACTCAGTTATTTTCATTTGATTTGTAGGCTTTTTTTCAAATGGAACCGCAGTCTCATCTACATAATCATATTTTGCTTCCATTTTAGCTTGAGTAGTACCTTCAAAAGTTTTAATTAAATTTTTAAAAGAATCTTCGCTAAGGGGTTTAGGACTAAAAGTGCTCATAGTTATTTTATCGATAAATATGAGAAAGAATAGCACTTGCACGTTCTTCTGTTGAGCCAGATATTACTAGTAAGTTTTGTGGTGGATATAATTCTAACAATCTACGAATTTCATCATCAATATCATCACGATAATTAGAATTTGTTTCTCTCACACCATTGTCTTCAATTTTTACTCCATCTGGTTTAACATAAATTACCAAATCATACTCATTTTTTAAATTCATAGCTACTTTTTCAAAGTCATTTTTTTCTTTATCTGACATTGACTTAGCTAAATTAGTAAAAGCACACACATCCCAAATAGTACGATCAGTTAGTAATCTACTTCTTAAAAGTTCTGATGATCTTTCTGCTAAGAATACTAACTGACCTTTTAATGTGGAGTCGGTATTTAAAGGAATACCTAAATCATTTAAATACTTAGATCTTTCTGTTGCTTTATGAAAATGAGCAAAGTGAAAATCTTGATGTAAATAATTAATTAATGTTGTTTTACCAACAGACATAGTTCCACATAATCCTATTTTCATATTGTAAATATAACTAAAAATATTTAATTTTCCAAACTTATCTCATAGATTGTTCATAACGAGGATCTTTAGATGGTGGAATACCATTAAAATCTCGTTTTGTTTCAGCCCATTCTTCTCGAGTTAGTTGTTTACCGAATAAGTAATACTCATCTTTTCCTGATTTGTCTCTATATGTTAAAGCAGGTCCATCCCAATTGTGTAATTTACCTAAACAATGGTAAATAACTTTTCCGCATGTTGTTTTTGTTTTTATTGTTTGCATATTATGTAAAATTAATTAAGTCCCCATCATACCATACGTCTTCTAAGTGGTATTTATGTAATAATGATTCAGCAACATAAATTGCTTGTGCTCCTGATACTGTAATGCCTCTTGCACTTAAAGCATCACCTACAAAATACACATTAGAAAATTTAGTTAAACTAAGATTTTTATAATTTACTAAAGGTTCAGGTGAAAGATATTTTACTTCAGGAATATACATACCCCAATCATCTTGAAGTGTTGGAAATACTTTTTTCATATCCTCAATAAAGTTAAGAATATAATCAGCATATTCACCAAATGAATCTTTAAATATTTCTAAAGCATCTGGTGCTTGAGTTGAAGCAACTTTATTTCCTTCTGATGTTAATGATGATTCTCTAGTTCTATTAGGTGAATAATACAATCCAGTTCCTATTAATTTATCTTGACATTTATTAACTACATTTCTTGACCAAGTAAATGGATCTTCAATGTCTTTAATTTCCATAATAATGCCAAAGTTAGTCATTCCATTTAAATATTTAGGATCTTTTTTAGCATGACCATTGTAACTATGATCTCCATATGTTTCCTCTACAGCGACATAAGCGGCGTTGTTGTTTGTACAAAATGAACGTAATGAAACACCTTTATCTTCAAACTTACGATATAATTTAAAATCATAACTAATATCAATTAAGTCCTGAAAGTGTTTTTGTGGTGCTTCAAATCGAACGCCAATTTGTACTGATTTAGGTTCGTCAGGTAATTCATATTCTTGAGCTAATTGTTGAGCAAAGTCAATACCTGATTTACCTACAGCAAATATAAGTTCATCGTAGCTTATAATTCTAGTATCAGTTGTATTCAAAACACTAGTTGCTAAACTATTTACGTTAAAATCAATTTCAGTTACTTTTTCTTCCCATAAGAATCTAACACCTTTAGATACTAAATAATCATACCAATTTTTAGCAATTTCAGATAGGTAATCTGTACCTACGTGCCATACAGGAAATAAACGTAAACCAAAATATGGTTTAATAAATTCTGGTTCTTCTACTGGGTTTGAACATTGTACTTCTTCTGGTTTAGGATGAAAACGTTTAAAGTTATTAATAACTTCATCCATTAAATTCATTGCTTTTTCTTCGCCACAGTATTTTGATAATTGACCTCCAATTGCTGTGTGGTAAGTCAATTTACCATCAGACCAACCACCAGCTCCTAAAAAACCTGTCATTACTTCTTCAGGTTTTCTGTTATAAGGATTTTTACCCATGTCAATAATGACAATGTCTTTGCCTGGATACCCAGTATCCACTAATTTAGTAGCTGCATTAACACCAGCTACTCCAGCTCCTACAATTACAATTTTTTTACTCATTTTATTTATATTAATATAGCTAATTTTTTGTTTAAAGCCAAACTAAAAGTGACCCACCTTTAAGGGTGGGCCACAGCTCCATATTGTTTTTGTAAAATCGACTGGCTATGAATCAGTCTATAATTAACTTCTAAACCATTTATCTAATACTGTTTGTTGTCTTTCAGATGCTTGATATTTTTGATCTTTAATAGTATTTAATACTTTATAAATATAATCATTTCGTTTATTAATATCAGCCCATCTTTTCCACTTATTCCAAGCGTCTTGTCCAGTCCATACTTGACCAGAATTACGAAAAATAACTGGTTTAAATGGACCTTCAAGTAAAGCTTTAAGTGAAATGTTACTCATCAATATTAAATATTAAAATAGGTTTGATTTTGTAAACCTTTTTCACGATCCCATAAAAAAGCTTCAGCTGATTTACGAGCACCTACATAACCTTTTTTATGATGCCATGAATCAGTTCCAGATAAACTACTCATAAATCTAATCATTACACCTTGTAATTCATTAGTAGCATTGAATTTAGTTTCTTTTTTATGATGTAGGTGACCTAAATGAAATTCTCTATAAATAGACTTAGCCCATTCAATTGGATTTTCTTGAGCCATAATCATTGGTAAATCAGTAAGTTTTTCATTATTACCATGTGTTAATCCAATTAAACATTTACCATAAGCAAAGTATTTACGTGGACTAGCACCATTATCAATAGTTATGTTTTCATTATTATGAAACCATCCTTGTAATGAATCACCTAAGTAAAAACTACGTTCATAATCATGATTACCTGGTATTACTTTTACTACTACTGGTGCTATTTGTGATAATTTTTGAATATTATATATTAGTAATTCTCTACCTTTCCTAAAAGTATTTTGCCATCTAGTGTCTTCTTCTTGAGGTGTGCCAGATGTTGTAGCATTAAAAGGATGTGATCTATCTGAGTTGAAGAAGTCATTTGATATAGGTAAAAGTACTTGTTCTATATTAAAGTTTTTATAAGTTTCTATAAAATAATCAACACAAGCATTAAAACGTTCTGTAGCTATATTAATATTATAATTTTCACCTACTTCTTCATGCCATGCTACTTTACCAAAGTGTAAATCAAATATATTGATCTCTAATAATTTACCTGGTTCTAGACTTAAAGCTGGTTTATTAAGTTTAACAATAGGAGACAAAGATTTTAAAGAATCTATAAATTCTTCTCTAATGTTTTTTAAGTCTATTTGTGTTCTTTTTTTAACTAACCAAACTTTAACTTGAAATAATGGAGATGTTATTATATCACCATCAGGTCCTTTAGTACCTATTTCCCAAGTATTAACAACTTGTTTTTCAATGTCCCATTCATCCAGTGAAATACTGTGAGTTTGCAATAATTGATCTACTGTTGTTATTTTACTAGTAACATCAGATGATAAAACTTGTTCTTTACTCATAATTTATTATTTAATATAACGTTTATTTGTTAGGAAGCCAAACTTTTATGTATTTTTAGTAATAATTTGGTTTTTCCTTTTATAACTCTATGCCAATCATGGCGTAATATAGTAATAGGTTTATTTATTTCTAATAATATTGGTAACTTATTTTCAAATTGAAACTTCCAATCATTTTCTTGTAGTACCTCAATTACTCGATCTTCATTGTCTCTATGCCATTTAAGCTCAATAGGATCAATATTTTCATCAAATTCACGTATAATATAATCCTTAGTGATTTCTAAGTCTTTATACGGTCTCATCGTCTAACAGTTACCTCAAGAGTATAATTTACACTAGTAGGTTTTCCAGTTATGTTTAATGGTTCTTTAATATATCTAGAAAACTGATCTAAAGATTCTTTTCTTTCAAATGTTGAACCATCTCTTACAGAAATAACATATGGAGGTAATGCTGGTTGTGGTTTCCACCATTTTGTAACTGGCAAGTTGTCTTTCATAAATTGAATGAAGTCTTTTTTATCTGGGAATAATTCATCAATTTTTCTAGCTCCTTCACGTGATTGCCAACTGTATGTTGCTAATTTTATATCAAGTCCTTCAGGTACTTTTTGGCTGTATTTTTGTTCAACATAAGGTTTAATAAATCTAAATACAGTAGTTCTCCAACTTCTTGTTTTAATAATTTTAACAGAACTATAACCAGGTATGTCTTTCTCATAAATTTTTTCTTGAGTAATAGTTACACCTTTAGCTCTAGGATCTATTTTAATTTTTTTAAGAGCTAATTCTAAATCAATAGATTTAGTTAATTCTCCAAAATCTTCATCAGCGCCAATATTAAATTCATCATCTTCTTCTGGAGCTGCTGGAGTAGTTGTTGTTTGAGCTGATTTTGTGTCTAAAGTATTTCCTTTAAAAGGAATAATAATGCCTGATTTAACTAAAGCAGGTCTAAATTCTCTATTTAAATTAAAATTACCCGTGAAACCCCAAGCTTTAATTAAGTCTTCAGTTGTAATAAGACTATGACCTAAATTATCTAAGTAAGTTAAACCATTCATTAAATTATTAAAGCCTTCACCGCGTTTTCCTTTATAAGTTTCTTCAAAGTCTCTAGCTAAAAGACGCCAATCATCAGCTAACACAAAGTAGCTTTTTAATCTTGGCATTTCTTTTAAAACATCTTCAGCTATTTCTTTAAGGACTTGTTTTAATTTTTGGTGTTTCATGTATCAATAAATATTATTATTTAGTTTTTCCCCAAGTTTTACCTTTACCTTTTCTTTTACATCCAGCAGGAGTAGGTCTACATGCTGGGTATTTAGAACGTTTTTCACCTTCTTTTCTACCACATGCTTTATATCCTCCTTTTCCATCAGGCGCATTACAATCTACCCAACCACCTTCTTTACCTT